TGCTGTGTTTAATGCAGCAGTTGTTGTGCCGTCATAGTCAATCTTATTGGCAATAGCTGCGACTGCTGGTTTCAAGATACGATCTGAGAACATATCTAGTGAAAGAGCTAAGTCCTGCGTTGTGAACTGTGTATCCACATGGAACTGTGTAGACAAAGTTACAGGAACGCTAGTTTCGTTCAAATCTTCAACATTCAGGGCTGGCCCTGTAGTGCCGATAAAACGACCAGGCCTCAAACTGGTCTATTGTTACTCCCACGCTGTTCTGTGGTGGTGCTTCCGCTTCAGGTCGCACTCTAGGACTTCTTTTGTTATATCCTAGTTCAGACTATCGCATCAATAAGTTTTTGCTTATTGTTTTCTCACTTAGTCGTTCACGCTGTATTTAAACTTGCGCCCTGTAATCTTCTTCAAGATGTCCAAGTCAATCAGAGAAAATTTATTGTCCGCAGGCAATCTTAACGGACATTAACTGTATTACCAATTTTACCGCCTACAACTGCAAATTGATCATCATAGTTACGATCTACTTCGCTTGTAAATGTTAATTCGTTTTCCAATACCATCAACGCTTCGTTGGTGATTTTGGAAATGGTTAGCAAGTTATTTGCCATGATTTATTTCCTTATAAAATATTTAATTTACCTAATCCTTTTAGCTTGTCGCATGGCTTTGTATTGAGAATACGTCATTTTATCTGTATCAGTAATGACGGCTTGCTCGCTACTTGTACCTTTTAACGGACTAATTGGTGCAGGTGCTTTTGACTTCACAGCAACAGTTTTCACTTCAGTCACTTCGGCTTTTTCAAACCTTGCTTCCAACTTACCTATTTCTCTTAAAGCAGTAATGAGTGATGATTTTGATATTTTTTCAGCAACATCTGGGTTTTTAGCCAAATGATATAAAATCCTTGGCCCAACATCGCTTTCTAGTATAGAATCTCGGATTTGATCACTTACCCTCACTTCCGAATCTGCTATCACATCATCGTAATCATTGATTTCTGCTTTGACAGCTTCCAAACGACTATTCCATCCTTCGATGATTTTTCCGCGTTCTTCTGCTATTTTTTTCTCAGCATCCTCTTGTCTTGCTCTCATTACAGCGTTTTCAGCACTCCAATCAGCTAATGCTTCAGCGTATTCAAACGCATCAACAAACTGATCAGGCTTCGGCTTTTCATCTCGATTCACCTCACTTTTTGGCTTGGTGGCAGATTCCAAATCCTTTAAACGAGTTTCGATTTCTTCGCGTCTGGACCGTTCATAAGCCGCATCTTGTTTGGCTTGTTCACGTTCTTTAACAATTTTGTCAATTCTCTTTTCGAGTCTAGGTTGTTTTTTAGGCTCTTCTGTTACTTCCACCTCATTATCTGCATCTGGTTCACTCTGAACCGCTTGTTCATCAACTGGATCTGTAGGAGATTCCTCAACTACCACAGCATCTGATTCGGCAGCTAAACCTAGTCTATTTGCATAAAATTCGGCACTATTTTCGCTTGTTACTACGGTTGCTTCTGACATGGAATTCTCCAAGGATTTAACCCAATGTACCTCATTGGTAAGGTTTACTTATATTAATACGTTTGTTGTTTATTTACAACTATATTGCACGTTCGGTTGTTTCAGCGCTTGCCAATTTTGCTTGATGGTGATCCATTCTTGCTAATAATATGGCTACTTGTGCTTTCATTTGTTCAATTTCTTTCTGAGTTTCTGTCTTGACAATAGTATCTTGTGCCGTTGTTTGAACACGCATTTCAGTATCATGAGCTTTAGTAGTCTGACGCATGAGTTCACGTTTAGTTTCGGCATCTTGTTTAACGCTTTCAATGTCTTGACGTTGTTTAATCATCATCTGAGCTTGTTGTAATTGTTGCGTTAACTGTTGAATCTGCGCTTGACCTTGTTTTAATTTCATTTGTATTGCTGGCGGTATGTCAGACATATCATCAATTTGTGCTAATGGGTTATTAATTGCTAATCGATCCGCAATAATGTCAGCACCAGGGAAGTCCATGTTTCTGACCAATAAATCACCGGCAACTTGCACTAAAGCAGGTTCAGCCGCGAATAATTGCATCATTGAATCTACTGCTTCTTGACGTTTAGAGTTGTATCCTGGGCCTGTATCCATAACCACATCAAATTCCCCAATAGTAACGTCATGCAATATACGCTGAATACCTTGTTCATCCATCTTCCGTTCATTAATTGTCATTATTTCAGGCTTACCATCATCACCAATAATCCGCATTGCACGTTCGGTATCGTATATTTTTGGTATTAAATCAAGAATAATCTTACCTGTATGCCGTATTGATCGCGTTAAATTGTCGTAATAGTGCATATTAGTCATGTCGGCTTGCATTTGCTGACCTTGAATTGCCTTACCAGACTGTATTCCTTGTGGTAACTGATTTGGATCATAAATACCAATAACAGCTTGTAAATCTAAATTCATGGATTGCATTGCAGCCATTGCGCCTGTTGGCGGTGGTTCTGGTGATTGCCTTACAGGTGGTGGAGCTGTTCTGCCATCAATGTCGGTTTGTTTATAACGTAAGACAGGCATTGCTTTAATGTTTGCTTGCGCCCATTCATTTTCATGGCCTTCGTCTTGTCCTTCCGCTAAAATCCATTTAGCTTTAGGTGCAAGGGCAACAGACTCAGTTAAAGCCGTTGACCAATAGTTATACATACGTTGCGGATCTTTTGCCATCCGAACTAAACCAAATTTCTTATGTTTTCCTTGAACAATCGTTTGCTGACCATAAACAGGAATAATGGGAATGTATTTACCTGCCCATTCACCCTCTTCTAATACTTGCATTGCAGTAACCTTGCACCACATAATCTTTTTGCGGACTGATTCACGTTTGTTAATAATTTCAACACCCATTTCATCCATTAATTTTTTATCTAACTCATCCTCATAAATAGCTGAACCATCAGATAGTTGTATTAAAACAACACTTTCACGAACCGTATACCAATACTCCGCAACGCGGATTTCTTCTTTTTGTATCCAATCGCCCACAACATCGCCTGTTCCTCGGCTGACAAATCCTTGGTCAATTTCAGCATCAGGATATTCTGCGCTAAATGTCTTTTTAGGCATTAGTGTTGTAATTAAACAACGCTCAGCATCTGAACCATCAGGCATGATGGAATTAGGATCAAAATAAACAGTAAAAGGGTTTTCAATTGCTTTAATGTAAATCTCTTGATCAAAACTGTTATCTTTAACATAGTCAGTAGTTACTCTCCAATATCCCCAACCCATGCGAACTGCATAATCTATACCATTAATATAAGCAGCGTCGGCATCAGATTGCAATTCAATGTGTCGGCAAATGCCTGTTAGTATCTGCGCTTGTTTTTCGTCAGACTGGGTATTCATTCCATGACATTTAATGCGTGGCCGTTGTTCTCTGATTTGATTAACAATTTGACGGCAATACGCATCAACTTTATTGATTGTCAGACAAGGCCTAGATTCTAATATTCTTGAATTTTGAACATCTACTGGCCATTGATCACCAGCACTAAATCTAACGTCATCAAGGGCTTCGGCACGATTATTGGAATCTCTGTCATTGCATTGACGTAGAAATTCCATTGCTTGTTGGATTCTACTGTCTTGATCAGTATCGATTTCAGCCATATTTTGCCCTCATTGTAAACATCATTTTAAACCTAATGTTGTTATATTACAACTAACCCATCCAACTACCTTGTTCATAATTAACTTTTTTAGGTTTATATTTTTTTGGTTCATTAACCATTAATCCAAGCATTCTAAACGCGTCCGCACCATGTGAATATTGATCATGTAATGGCTTTTGACTCCATGAGCCATCTTCGTCTACGTCATATCTATAATGCCGCAGGCATTGTAAGCCTTCATCGCAGTTTTCTCTATCAAAATAGCAACGGTTAAATATAGTTCTTGCAGCGTTAATACTGTCAGTCACAGGCACTCGATCTAATATCTGTACTTTATGGCCTGCACTACGCACAATTTCTTCAATACTGCGCCCAGTTCCCAAGTTCTTAGTTGCAGCATCATGAGGTAACCATAAGGTATCAAAGAAATATCCAAACTTCTGCATTTCTGACAAATACCATGAAATTGTCTGTTGATTGGCTTGCATATATCTTATGAGTCTTATCTCCATTCCAATAAATTGCACAAACCAAAGGGCTGTGTGGTCTGCCCAGCCGAGGTCAAACACAACATGAACAGGTTTAATAGAATCATAAGGTACGCGCGTTAACCTATTTTCAAGTTCTGCCATTTGCATTTCTTTAGCAAAAATAGCACCATCAACGGTAACTCTACAAATACCTTCCCAAACGGTATTGTAGGCCTCTGGATCACGCTGCTTTAATGCTAAGCGCTCTAAATCTAGTGTTTCAGGAAACCAAGGATTATCCGACCAATTAATCTTTTGAACAAACGAGTTTGCCGGTGGGCTTACCACAAACCTCTGATATGTTTCATCTGTCTCCAATTCTGGATTAAAAGTAATCCATATTTCAGAGCTTTCTCTACGAATAGTAGGGATAAGAACATTCCACGATGTTTTAGAAACTGTCTGTGCTTCCTCAACCCAACATATATCCACACCCTCAAAGGATTTGATGTTTGCGACATTGTTTTTAAGTCCAACAAAAGCAAACTCACTCCCATTTCTACCGCGTATATTAGTCTGGGTAATCTCATAAAACGACTCTAAACCTAATGCAAAAATTTGATCTGATAGTAATTTGTGGACTGAGTCTTTAATTGATGTTTGAAATTCCCTGGCACATAAGATGCGCAGTTGAGATTTACACCCCAAAATAAGCAATGCCCTAGCAACACCCCAGCTTTTAGCACCGCCTCTGCCTCCGTACAATATCTTGTATCTAGCTTTGTCGAATAAAAGCGATAGTTTCTCAGGAAACTCAGCCTTGGCAATTGCACCTTGAAGTTCATCCATTAGACTTTACAAATGTTACTTGAATGCCTGTTAATGGCTCACCATCTGCGCCTGTAATTTCTGTAGCTTGCACAGCTTTACCATCCATCCTATCCATAATTTCTTTAATAGCCCACGGCTCTGAATCTTCTGCTGCCTTAACTAAGTTCTCAGCTATTACACGCAACCGCCTAGCATCTTCTTGCACAAGAACCTTACGCAACTCTCCATGAAAGAGCTTGCCTTTAGCCGAATTCTTATTACCTTCAGGTGCAGCCATTGTAACAACTCCTAATTATTTGATTAACAAAACTTTATTGTTGTTTTTCTACAACAGTTTCATCAATAGTTTGTTGTATTTCTACAACACTATCTTGTTGTATTTTTGCAACTTGAGGAATAGCTTGATCTCTAATTTTTTGTATGATACCGGCTACTTCAGCGTAAGCTCCCATACCTAAATGTTTGAGGATAAGTTCTATTTCTTTAATGTCGTGATTTAAATTAATCATTTTTTACCTTTTTGTTTTGCTTCGCGTTGTACGTTTAGGGCTATTGCTATTGCTTTTTTGGGTGGCTGTCCGGACTTGATTTCTTGTTTGATGTTCTTGCTCACTACTTCTTTCTTGCTTGATTTTATTAATGGCATCTTGTATCTCCTGATCGGTTAATGCAACTTCATGAACTAAACTAATATTGGTTTCTACCCTTGTTACAGGAAACTCTACCATTTTTACTTTATACCATCCAAAATGGGCCATTATCTT